CACGTCGATATACTGAGCGACGCTACCGGCTCTCTCTTCTGTGGTTTCATGTTACGAAACGGTAGAGAAGTGACGCTACCGTACGACGATATCGTACACTTGAGACGCTTCTTTAACGAGAGCGAGGTACTCGGCGAAGATAACGCCGCTATCGCTTCTGGTATCGAGCTCGCTCAGACTGAGAACGAGGGTATCACGAGCGCAATAAAAGCCGGTGCTTCGATAAGAGGTATCTTAAGCTTTACTCAGATTATGAGCCCGAACAAGCTCAAAGAAGAGAAAGACGCTTTCGTAAAAGACTATCTCGAGCTCGGTAACGAGGGCGGCGTAATAGCCACAGACCAGAAGATGAGCTATACGCCTATCGACCATAAGCCAGTACTTCTGGACGCAGACCAAGCGAAAGAGATTAAAACGAAGATATATAACTATCTCGGGCTTACTGAGAGTATCGTAAACAGCTCATATACAGAAGATGAGTACGCCGCTTTCTATGAGAGCACACTCGAGCCGATAGCTATAGCACTCTCTCAAGAGTTTACGGCGAAAGTCTTTAACGACAGAGAGCAAGCTTTCGGTAATAGTATCGTCTTCGAGTCTGGGCGGCTACAGTTTACGAGCAATAAGACGAAAGTATCGCTTATCGCTCAGCTTGCGCCGTATGGACTTCTTACGATTAACCAAGCTCTCGAGATACTCAACTTACCGAGCGTACCAGACGGCGACAAGCGTCTACAGGCTCTTAACATGATAGACCAGAGCGTAGCTACAGAGTATCAGCTCGGCAAAAAGCCCGATAACAGACTTAAAGAGGGCTCAGAAGATGAAAAGACCGAGAAGTGATTATAAAATATGCCAGTTTTGCGGCTCAGCTCTGGACGTGGGCGAGCGGTGCGACTGTGAAAGAGAGGTACTTAACGATGAAAGAAGTACGAGTAACGGAAATACGAGCAAACGAGCCGACGGCAGACGGCAAAAAAGCTCTTATTTTGAGTGGGCGACCGGTGGTATACGATACGCCGACTCTCATACACGATATTAACGGTAGTTATATCGAAATTGTAAAACGTGGCGCACTCGATAACGCCGACTTAAGCGACGTACGGCTCTTAGTAGGGCATGATACGAGCAAGCTACCACTCGCTCGGACGCCTAAGACGATGAGCTTACAGCTTGACGACGGCGGTCTCACTTTCGAAGCTGTGCTACCAGATACCGAAGCCGGTAGAGAAGCTTTTCTCTCTGTAGAACGTGGCGACCTTAAGGGCATGAGCTACGCTTTCACAGTACCCGAGGGCGGCGACTCTTACGACGCAAAGAGTAACACGAGGACTATAACGAAGATATCGAAAGTCTACGAGTGCTCGCTTACAGCGTTTCCGGCTTACGAGTCGACTACAGTCTCGGCAGAGAGTAGAGACTCACGTCTTCGTCTCTGTGGTCTCATGCAGAAGAGACAGGCGGCGAAGATACTTGTAAATCAGATTATGAAAGAGAGGTACTAAGATATGGCAAAATCGGACTACGCAAAATATACTTTCGCTTTCGCCGGTGACGTGCAGAAGCTCGCAGACGAGAAGCATATTAAGGTACTATCTTTCAACACGAAACAGCGTAAGAGCTCACGAGGTAGCTACGACGTGCTCGAGGTACACTTTCTTGTACCGAGACCCGACAGAGACTACGTAGAGCCCGAAGCAAATAGCGCAGAAGCGCAGAAAGACGAGGTAATTAACGATGAAATTTAATACAGTAGCAGAAGCATTTAACTATTATCGTACTCAGAGCGTCGAGGATATGCAGAAGAGAGCCGCCGCTATCGGTGCGGAAATCGACAGCAACGCCGACGCCGACGTAGAAGCTCTTAATATCGAGCTTAAGGGTATCAAAGAAGCCAGAGACAACGCCGAGACCAGAAGCGAAGCTAAGAAGACTCTCTCTTTCTTCGAGGGCTCAGACATGAAGCCACAGAAGAGAAGCTTCGACGCTGAGCACGTATACGAGACCGAAGAGTATCGTAGTGCTTTCTTTAAGAGCTTACTCGGTCAGAAGCTCAACGAAGCCGAGAAGAGAGCTTTCGAGCTCGGTATCGAGAAGAGAACCGACGAGTACAATACTTCGAGCAATAGCTCGGCGGTACTTCCTACTCAGACTTTCAACGAGATTATTAAAAAGGCTCGTACTATGGGCGGTCTTTTCTCAGAAGCGAGAGCTTTCTCTATGCCTGTAAAAATCTCTATCCCTATCGGTACGCCGAGCGATAAAGCCGCATGGCATACAGAAGCCGACGAGGTAGACAGCGAGAAAGTAACCGTATCGGCTGTATCTTTCGACGGCTACGAGATTATGAAAGTCTTCTCTATCTCTGAAAAGGCTCGTAAGATGAGTATTAACGCTTTCGAGAGCTATATCGTAGATGAGCTCAGAGCTTGCGTTATGGACTTACTCGGCTACGCACTTATTAACGGTACTGGTAGCGGACAGGGTACAGGACTCGAGAGCGGTATTACATGGGTAAAGACCGCCGGCGCAACTAAGAACGAAGTCGAAGTAGCCGCCGCTACGGACCTTAAGTATAGCGACGTAGTAAGCGTAGTAGCTCTTCTTAAGAGAGGGTACTCACAGGGCGCAAAGTGGGCGATGAATAACGCCACACTCTATAACTACTTCTACGGTCTGGTAGATGATACCGGCAGACCTATCTTTATCGCAGACCCTAAGAACGAGTCTATCGGTAAGATACTCGGCTTCGACGTAGTAGTAGACGACAATATCGCCGACGGTAAAGCTTATCTCGGTAACTACTCTAAGTATCTCGGCTACAACTTACCCGAGGGTATTACTATTGAGTCTTCCAGAGAGTCGAGCTTTAAGAAAGGCGTCGTAGACTATAGAGCTATGGCTATCGCAGACTGTAAGCCGCTCGTAACAGAAGCTTTCGTAAGACTTCATAAGAAGCAGAGCTAAGAAAGCGAGGTGCTCTTATGACTATCGTATCAGCATTAAAGAAGCTCTCTAAGAAGCTTAATACCGGCGGTACAGAAGCAAGCGGTAAGACTATCGCCGACGTACTCGCAAGTATCGAGAGTAGCTTCAATATCAACGGCTCAAAGGGTGACGACGGCGCAAGCGTAACAGCTATCGAGCTCGAGCTCACCGACGGCGTAGTAAGTGGCGGTACGGCTACACTTAGCGACGGTACAGAAGTCACGATAACAGTAACTACGGCAGAATAAGTATAAGAGAGGGCTCGAGACGCTTATATAGCTCTCGGGCTCTTTTTTCAAGAAAGCGAGGTAATAATATGACCTTATCCGACGCTTGTAACGTGTTACACGTAGATACAGGATATAACGACGACCTTATAACGGCTCTGGTAGCCGCTTTACCGTCTTATATTGAGACGACTACAGGCTTAAAAGAAGAAAACCAAGCAAGCGAGCCGCTCGTAGAGACCGTAAGCGGTCTTATCCTTACTCAATGGTACTACAGCGACCACGCAGACGACCAAAGTCTTACAAGGACTATAGACGCTCTCTTAAAGGCTATCACGATAAGAGCCCGAGCTTATGCCGAGTAAGTACGGTAATACGGCTTTTTACAACTCGCAAGCGTGGCGAAGAGTCTCTACGGCTTATATGAGCTCTAAGCTTTATATCTGTGAGAGGTGCGGTAAGCCGGCTCAGATATGCCACCATAAGAAGTGGCTTAACGATACTAACGTCTTAGACGCTACCGTAGCTCTTAACCCAGATAACTTAGAAGCTCTCTGTATAGACTGTCACAACGCCGAGCACGGACTCAGACACGATATAACGGTCTTCGACGATGACGGTAACGTATCAGAGGTAAAAGAGAGCGTAGATACGCAAGAATACCAGAAGCAACGAGACCAGATAGACGACGTAGTAGCCAGAGCGAAGAGTCTCTTCTCTGTGGTCTCAAGTAAAGAGGTGTAACGATGAAAAAGGAAATTAAAAGAGAGACGACTTACGAGGATATCTTAAAGAAAGTACCAGAGGATAAGCGCACGATAGGCGAGAAGCTTATAGCCGAGCTTACTTTCATGGAAAAGACACTCGAGAAGCTGAGAGCTCAGATAGACGAGCACGGCGAAGTAGAGCACTTTCAGCAAGGTAAACAGGACTTCTTAAGAGAGTCGCCGGCTCTGAAAGCATATAATACGACCGTACAACGATATAGCGTAATGTATCGACAGCTTACCGACTTAATGGGTAAGAGCGCAGAAGCCGAGAAGAGTAACGCCGTCTACGACTTCATAAAAGAAGCATGAGTAACTATATCGACGAGTACTTAGAAGCTATACGCTCTGGTAAGTGTATCGTAGGTAAGCGTATTAGACGGCAATACGAAAAGCTCAGCCGAGATATACACGAGCCGAGAGACGGTTATATCTTCGACCAGAGACGAGCCGAGAAGCCTATCGAGTTTATAGAGCGTTTCTGTAAGCATAGTAAAGGCGAGTGGGCGGGTAAGCCGGTACGACTCGAGCTCTTCCAGAAAGCTTTTATATCGGCTCTTTTTGGCTTCGTAGATGAGACCACAGGCGAAAGACTGTACCGTGAGACTATGCTTTACGTAGGGCGCAAAAACGGCAAGTCTACTCTTCTTTCTGGGCTCGCTCTGTATTGCCTTATCGCCGATAAAGAAGCCGGCGCAGAAGTCTACAGCGTAGCCAGTAAGAAAGACCAAGCTCGTATTATCTACGAAGAAGTCTGTAATATGGTACGACAGAGCCCAGAGCTCTTAGATATCACGAAGAAGAGAAAGAGCGACTTATACTTTCCGCTTACCTTTTCCAAAATGCAACCGCTCGGACGCAATAGCGACACTCTCGACGGTCTTAATAGCTCTCTGGTAATCATAGACGAGCTTCACAGTATCAAAGACCGAAATACTTACGAGGTAATGAAACAGAGCCAGAGCGCAAGGCGACAGCCGCTCTTAGTGATGATAACTACCGCCGGTACTGTAAGAGAGTGTATCTTCGACGATATGTATAAATACGCTTGCGGCGTCTGTGATGAGACCATAAAAGACGACCGCTTTCTACCGATACTCTACGAGCTCGACAGTAAAGACGAGTGGCTCGACCCGATGAAGTGGGAAAAGGCTAACCCGAGTCTCGGGCATATAAAGAAGCTCGACGACCTTATAAGCAAGGTAGAGAGGGCAAAACAGAGCCCCAGAGACCTTACAGGCGTACTCGTGAAAGACTTTAACGTGATACAGACCGTCTCGAGTACGTGGCTCACTTTCGACGATATCAATAACGACGAGACCTTTACTATCGACGACTTTAAGGGGTACTACGCTATAGGCGGCGTCGACCTGTCTCACGTAGGCGACCTTACAGCCGCTACGCTTCTCTTCATGGATAAGAACGAGAAGAGATACGTTACCCAGATGTACTGGCTACCGAAAGACCACTTCGAGAAGAGGGTACACGAAGAAAAGATACCTTACGACAAGTGGCACGAAGCCGGACTTCTGAGACTGTGCGAGGGTAATCAGATTAACTATAGCGATGTTACGGCGTGGTTTCTTGAAATGGTAGAAGAGCACGATATAACGCCGGCGTGGATATATTACGACCCATACTCGGCGGCTTACTGGGTGCAAGAAATGCAGAGCCACGGCTTCAACCTTGTAAAATGCTATCAAGGCGTAAAGACGCTCTCGCTACCTATGCAGAAGCTCGGCGCAGATTTACAGGCGAAAAAGAT